GATAGTGGTGACACTATTACAATTCCTGCTGGTGCAACAATCACGAACAATGGAACGCAGACAGGTTTTGGTAGAACTGGAACAGTAGATTGGGATACAACTCCAAAAACAGCAACTTTTTCAGCTGTGTCTGGAGATGGATTTTTTTGTAATACTACAGGTGGTGCTTTTACTTGTAACTTACCAGCAGGTGCTGCTGGAGCAATAGTATCTCTTGCTGATTATGCAGGAACTTGGCAAACAAATAATTTAACAGTTTCACCAAATGGTTCTGAAAAAATTGGTGGAACAAATGCTGATGTAATTTTAAATACTGAAGGTCAATCAGTTACATTTGTATATGTAGATGGAACACAAGGATGGGTTAATGTTCAAGATTCAACTTCTAATGAAAGAGGTAATGCTTTTATAGTAGCAACTGGCGGAACTATAACAACTTGTGGTAATGACAAAATTCATACTTTTACAGGTCCAGGAACTTTTACTGTTTGCAGTGCTGCTATATGTGCTGCAAATAATGTAGTTTCTCATTTAGTCGTAGCAGGAGGTGGTGGTTCTTCAAATGATGGAGGTGGCGGTGGTGGAGCAGGAGGGTTTAGAGAAGTTAAATCTCCAGCTACTCCTTACACAGCTAGTCCTTTAGATGGTTATCCATCTGCACCTAACAGAGTTACAGTTTCAGCACAAGCCTATCCAATTACAGTAGGCGGAGGTGGAACAGCATCAGGAACTTCAGTAGGTGGAACAGGAGTTAATTCAATTTTTTCAACAATAACATCAGCAGGTGGAGGTGGCGGTGGTGGACCTGGATCTATTAATGGAGTTGATGGTGGTTCAGGTGGAGGTGGTCGATCAAATTCAAGTGCTAATGGTGGTTCTGGAAATACTCCTCCAGTTTCTCCAGCTCAAGGAAATAATGGTGCAGGAACTAACGGAACTAACCCAAGTCCAAATAATGTTGGTGGTGGCGGCGGTGGTGCTACAGCAGCAGGACAAGTAGGTGGTGGACCAGAAACTGGTGATGGAGGAGCAGGAGCAACAACAAATATTAATGGATCACCAACAGCTTTTGCTGGTGGTGGTGGAGGTGGTGCTAATGGCTCTCCAGGCTCACCTTCAGGTGGAACTGGAGGCGGAGGTGCCGGTGGAGCACCAGGTGGAGGTGGCACAGCAGGAACAGCAAATACTGGTGGTGGTGGAGGCGGTTCAGCTGGTCCAGGAGGTCCTCCAGTAGGAACAGCTGGTGGATCTGGTATAGTAATAATAAGATACAAATTTCAATAGTTGAATGATAATTAAAATTAATATATAAGGAGAAACATTATGGCACATTTTGCAAAATTAGGAGCTAATGGAAAAGTTATTCAAGTATTAACTTTGAATAATGAAGATATGCTCAATGCTGATGGTGTTGAAGATGAATCAGTAGGTCAACAATATTTAGAGACACATAACAATTGGCCTGCACAAATGTGGATTCAAACTTCATATAACACAGTAAATAATACACATAACTCAGGCGATAATTCAAAAGCATTTAGAGGAAATTATGCAGGTATAGGTTATGAGTGGGATGAAGATAATAATATTTTTTGGCCTAAAAAACCTTTTGCGTCTTGGGTAAAAAATACTTCAACTGCAAGTTGGCAATCACCAGTTGGTGATGCACCTGAATTAACTGCAGAGCAAACTTCACAAAATGAAGCTGGAACACATTTTTGGGAATACCATTGGAATGAATCAAGCCAGTCTTGGGATTTGACAGACGGATTAGCATAATTTATATCTGGTGGTGGTATGCAGAAGAAAGTATTATCAGAAGTAAGTTTATATTATGGTGATGTAGCAATGCCTAAAGATTGGGACATTGACCGAGATAAGCTATCAGGTGACATTTTACAATCACAAATTCAAAACAAAAAATTTCCGTTCTCCCGAACTTGGGATATGTTGAATACTTATATGCGAGATCACATTGGTCTTGAATATGGTATCAGTCTTATTAACAAAGAAACGTGGGGCAATATCTATAAACCTGCGGAAACTACAATTCCCTTACTTAATATAGATCCAGTAGATTTACGTAACTCACCAGACTTTACATTATTATATGGTGTAAAGGTAAAAGATTGTATGGTCAGAATACACTTTGAAGATAACAGACGTAAAGGAAGAAGCTGGGATATACCACTCACTAATAATAAATTTATAATGTTTCCATCAACTAATATGTATTACTTAACTAACAATCAAAAGGATAGTTTAAATTTCATACAAACTATAACGTATGAATATATCTAATTATTATTGGTATTTTAGTGGTGTTCTTACACCTAGATTCTGTGATGAAGTAATTAAATATGCTAATGCACAGAAAGAAGAAATGGCTAGAACAGGTGGGTTTGGTGATAAAAAATTAAATAAAGAAGAAGTTAAGAATCTTCAAAGAAAAAGAAAATCAGATCTAGTATGGCTAAATGATACTTGGATATATAAAGAAATACATCCATATGTACATCAAGCTAATAAAGCAGCTGGTTGGAATTTTGATTGGGAAAGATCTGAATCTTGTCAATTTACAAAATATAAGTTAA